GATCTGACACGGACGTGATCGCTGCAACCGTTGTGCCTCCTGTGGAAGCAGGTGACAAACTTGAGATTGATGGTGAGGAATTCGCTCGTGACGTTGCTCTGATCGAATCTTCCAACTCCCTGATCACCTTTGAATACACAGGATCTGTCAAAGGTCGTAACGCTGCTGCACTGGCAACTATCCGCTCTGGACAGTTGACAACTGCAATTCTTACCAACCCTGGTGATGGTTATACTTCACGCCCCAACGTGGACGTGATCTCCTCCTCTGGTTTTGACGGTCGCATCAAGGCACTCATGGGTATTACACGCATTGACGTGAAGACTCCTGGTGTTGGATATTCAGCGCCTGTTGTCCAGATCGATAACACTGTCCCTGACGACTTTGTTAATCCTGAGGGCACGCCTGTTAACGGTGGTAGAGATATCTACAACGCTGATGAGGCAGGTGGTGAGGGTGGTGTTACCATCGATCCTGGCACGATTGCAATCACTCAAGATCCTGTCAACGTTACCGTTAACCAGGGTCAGACTGCATCCTTCACGGTTACTGCTACTGTCACCAACAGTCAGCAACTCAACTACCAGTGGCAGAAGAAGGAATACGGCACTCAAACCTGGAGTAATATCATTGGCGCTAACCAAGCAACCTACAATACCAACAATGCCGCTCAGGCAGACGATGGTGATGAATACAGAGTTGCAATTACTGCTGCAGGTGCTACACCTGTCTACTCACTGTCTGCTGTCCTCACGGTCCAGACTGGTGCTACGGTGATTGCTAACTTCAGTCCAGTACAAATCTTCGACGACATCTAAATAAAAGTAAAACCATGGGGGCAACTGCAAGTTTTAACGATGCCACTGACATACTTACAGTAGCGGCGGACGGTCTCCCCGCTCCTGTAGGTTATGGCACGTTTCCTAATGCCAATAACCCAAACACGGTAGCAGAGCAAGATTTCGATCATGCCTTTACTTACCGTGGTGGGTCCTTTGGTATTAGTCGTACGTTTGATTCTGCTACTTGGAATCAAGATGGATTTATTAGATCTATCAGTATATCTTTGAATGACAATGGGTTGTTTGGAGATGAGATCCAGGTAGGTGACAGACTAATGTTTACCTTCAGTGATGGTATTAAGAGAGTATTCCTTTATAAGGGCACTACCTTTACATCTATTGAAGATGAATGTTGGTTGGCAACGTCTGACAGACTTGACCTCATCATGAGAGACCAAGAGTCTCTTACAACAGGCACTTATGAGTACTATGATCAACGAAATGGGAGAAGTGCAACTCCGCTTGGCACTATTGGCATTGCCGCTAACGGTGTTGCTTTGTTTAACCCTTCTGCGGGTAATGGCGGTAACCCGCCAGTAGGATTTAGTTGGAATGCTCACTATCCACAATCCCCTGTAAACTTTGGTGATGATGATTGTGGTGGACACCCTGAGCAAAATGGTCAGTATCATTACCACGATACACACTTCCTGGATTGCTGGCGTGCAGGATCAGCGATGGCAGGATACAACGATTATTATGGCACCACTCAATATAACGGTGACAACCTAAGACATCCTGACGGTCACTCTAAGATTGTTGGTATTGCATTTGATGGATTCCCCATTTATGGACCTTATGCTTATTCATCACCTTGGGATAATCTAAGTGGTCCTAGAATCATGACATCTTCATATTCAACTAAATCGGTTGAAGCAGATGGAAGACCTGACTATGGTAATACCGCTCAAAATCCTCCTGCAGGGGCACTGGTAGAGGACTGGGAGTATGTAGAGGCAACTGGTGACCTTGACTACCATAATGGTAGATTTTGTATCACACCAGAATTTCAGAATGGCACATATGCATATTTCTTATCTGTAGATCCAGAAGATATTGATCATCCTGAGTTTCCATACATGATTGGTAACTCTACTAGAGAGACCATCAATACAAACTTTACATTACAACCACCAACAACTCCTGGCGGCGGCGGTGGCGGTGGCACACCACCCGCTCCACCAACTCTGGTGTTTACACAACAACCCCAGAATGCAACAACAAACCCTGGAGAGACTGCAACATTTACTGTGCAGGCAGAGATCAGTCCAGAAAACGGACCTATTGCTTATCAGTGGTATCGCTCCACAGATGGCGGTTTCGCATTCGCTGCTATTACAGGAGCAACCACAAACTCCTACACTCTTAGCACCCTTGCATACATGACGGGATATAGATTCCGTTGTCGTATCGTCGGACCTTTGGGAGTCCCAACCCAAGCAGAAAACTCACCCCTTGACTCCAACGCAGCAGTATTGACTGTTACTGGCGGATCTGGTGGTGGCAGCGGATCTACCTCTAATAGATTCGACAGCACGCAGAGTACTCTTGACTCTACGGCACAAACCTTCGATGGCACCTAAATAACACTGTAGAAATCTACCAACCATGGCAAAGCAGAATCTTAGTATTGGATCGTCAGCAAACGACGGGACAGGTGATAGTCTCAGAGATGGTGCTATCAAACTGAATAGCGTCATTGACGAAATCTATACCGCTCTTGGTAATGACACCAACCTGTTGGTGAATGTCGGCACTCCTGCCGCAGGACAAGTGCTGAAATGGAATGGATCTCAATTTGCTGAGGGACATTTTGATGCACTGAGTGCAGACCTCAACGTCAAGACACATAAAATTGTGTCTGAAAGTAATGGAGATATCAACATCCAACCTGATGGTAGTGGTGATATTAAATTCTGGCGTGGTGGTGCTGGTAGCGCACTGGCATATGTTGACGGTGCTGATGGATACTTCAAGTGGTCTGCACCTTATGCAACCACTGGAGATTTGCCTGATGTAGCAACACACCACGGTATGTTTGCCCATGTCCACGCTGAGGGACATAGTTATTTTGCACATGGATCTTGGATTCAACTTCTTGATACCACCTCCTCCATTGGTGAGTTGACTGACGTTGACATGACAGTCGGCGGTGGTCCTTCTGATGGTCAAGTCCTTAAATGGTCTGCTGCTAATAGCAACTGGTATCCAGACAATGATAATGCTGGTGAAGGTGGCGGTGGCGGCACTACACAAAATCTATTTGAAGGTATCAATGCTGATTCGGGGTCTACTACTGCGAGTGCTCCTACTGACGTGCTTACTATTGCTGGTGGCACTAACATCTCCACATCTATTGCTGGAGATACCTTAACAATCAACATGACGGGGACGTTAGGTGATGAAGATCAAAACCTCTTCTCTGTTATCGGGTCTGACGCGGGCTCGAAAACGGCTAATTCTACTACTACTGCTATTAACTTTATCGGTGGCACTGGGATCACCACTGCTATTTCTGGTGATAATCTGACGATCACCAATAGCTCACCTAACGTTGATCAAGCAGTCTTTGCTGCAGTTGGTGCTGATACTGGTAGTGCCATCATTGCAGAAACTGCTACAGATGTCTTGACCGTCTCTGGCGGTAATGGTATTTCCACATCAACTTCTGGCACCACAGTTTCTATTGTTGCTGATCTGTATCTTGCTAGTGGTGTAACTCTGTCAGAAAATCAGAATTTTATTACCAATACAAGTGGAGAGTTAGAAGCAGTTGCAACTCCTGCTGTTGGTTTTGAGATTTCTGGAAGCACAGGTACTGGTTATAACTTCAGCAATAATGGTTGGAGTGGTAGTGGTAATCCAACAATCTATGTCTATCGTGGATTCACTTATAGATTCAACAATACCACTGGATCTGGTCACCCATTTGCTCTGAGACAAACAAATGGTGGATCTGCTGTGACTGCTGGTGTGAGTGGATCTCAAACTGGTGTCCAATACTGGACCGTGCCCATGTCCCTGGCGGCAGGCACGACATATGTCTATCAATGCACCATCCATGGTGGGATGGTCGGTAATCTCGTAGTTGTCTAATGCCAAGAACAGTCCCTGGATCTGGTGCCGCTATCTTCCCCGTATTTAATAGTATCTTCGGGGTAAGAGAAGTTTATGTTACTGCTGGAGGTAGCGGGTATGACCCTGCTGATCCTCCTAGACTTCGTATTGAAAATTGTGGCACACCCATTAGGGATGCTGTGCTTAGACCAGTCATCGAAGGTGTTAGTGGTGAGATCACTGCTGTTGAAGTGCTGGATCCAGGCGAGGGGTATGATCCCATGCGTTTGGAGATTACTGATGAAAATGCTTCTGTCCCCGCTGACGGTAAGATTTTCCTGAAGGATGATGGCAGTGGTGCCATTGACTTCATTCAGATGACTCAATTTGGTGATGAGTATTTTGCTGCTAATGCTGAAATTAAAGGTGGTGGCGGATCTGGATCTGAGTTGGTGCCTATTACAGGTCTGGTCACAGGTCTCGCTATTGAAGAGTTTGGTAGAAACTATACAGAGGAAGACGTTAACATCATCATCTCAGGTGGTGGTGGATCTGGTGCAACTGGTGTTGCTGGCGTTAATCCATTCGGTAAGGTTACTGCAATCACACTCACCAACCCTGGTGAATTCTTTGAAGATCCTCCTCTAATTCAGATTATTGGTGGTGGTGGATCTGGTGCTAGTGCTCAAGCATATATTGATCTTGGTTCTATCACAACTATTGACCTCCTAACAGGTGGTGATGGTTATGTAGATAATCCTCAGGTTATCTTTACTAGAGATACAAACCTGATTAAGACTGCAAGAAACAGACAGTCTCTAAACTCTGTTGTTTACAATTTGTCAGGTATTCTGACAGACGTAACTACAGGTGCTGAAACGATTCATGTTGAGTCAACTGCACCTTATCCTGGATCTGGAAAAGTCCTTCTCGGCAGAGAAGTTGTTAGATATACAGGAAAGACTGGCACATCATTCACTGGATGTGATAGAGGCACAAACTTCCGTTTTGACCAGAAAGTCATTCTCGACACGTTACAGAATGATCCCATCACGAATGAAACTCTTTATGCTTTCCAGGTTACTGACAAAGTAAGACGTGTTGTTGAATCTGCAACTAACAGAGTCGCTATCGTTTATGACTGGGATCCTGTTGAGAGAGCACTTTATCTGACCTTTGAGGTTGATGAATTGGCATTTATTGATGCTGGTAGATCAAACGAAAAGTCTAAAATTATTGCATTCTTTGCAGGTACATCTGCATCTTCAGGCACTGGTGTCGCACCACATACTTTGGTTGAAGTAGAAGGTGAAGATATTGTTGCATTTACTAACCCTT